GACGCGGACTTCTACTTCGAGCCGATCAACGCGGCCGCGGACGGGCGGCCATGGACGTCCATTCGCACGATCTCGCGGCCGTTCATCTACACGCTCGCGGACATCTACCCCGGCTTCGTCGGCTTCGACGGCCGCATCACCGTCACTGGAATGTTCGGCTGGGCAGAGACGCCGGATCAGATCGTCGAGGCGGCCGGCATCCTCGCGAACCGGCTCATGCGCCGCGCTCGCGAAGCGCCGTTCGCGGTCATCGGCAACGGCATGGACGCCGAGGCGATCAGGCTCGGGAAATACGACCCTGACGTGAGCGCCCTCGTCGATCCGTTCACGAAGGTTGTGATCGTGTGAGCCAGGCCGACGACATACGGAACGCGCTCGCGGCCGCAGTCAACGGACTCATCCCGAACGTTCAAACGCTCTCGTACCTGCCGAACAACCCGACAGCGCCGGGCGCGTACGTGTGCGACGGCGAGATCGACTACGACCTTGCGATGGGCGGCGGCCTCGACGAGCTCGAGTTCGTGATCGTCGTCCTCGTCGGCTACACGACCGACAAGGGCGCGCAGATGAAGCTCAACGGCTACCGCGACCCGAACACCGGGATCAAAGCGGCCGTCGAGGAAGACGTCACGCTCGGCGGTGTCGCCGACTATTGCCGCGTCGCAAAGGCATCGAAGTCTCAGCTGTACGGCCGCGACAACGGTCCGGCGGCGCTCGGCTGCGAGTTCAACGTGACCGTCGGCGCACCCCGCTAACCGAAGGAGAAGAGCATGGCAACACTCGCCACGCAGAAGGTCACGCGCGCTGGGCTCATCAATCCGACGTTCGGCGCGTGCGCCGGCGGCGGCGACCGGTTCACGCCTGACAGCAACACGCATCTGCATGTGAAGAACGGTTCCGGTGGCGCGCTCACCGTCACGATCGCGGCCACGAAGGTGCCGCTGCCGAACATGACGACCACGAACGTCGTCGTGTCCGTCCCGGCTGGCGGGGAGGCCCGCATCGGGCCGTTCCCGTACGACACGTTCGCGGCGACCGACGGATCCGGGCTGGCTGACGTCACGTACAGCGCCGTCACGTCGCTGACCATCGCCGTCATCCAGAACGGCCAGCCGTAGAGGAGGAGCAAAAACCGATCATGGGCATCTACAACGTCACCGCGCCGAAGCCCGTCTGCGACGTCGAGCCCGGCGAGATCCTCGAGCACGACTTCACCGCCGCCGAGGAGGCCGACCTGCTCGCCGCGGGCCGGCTCGAGATCGTGCCGCGTAAGTACCGGGTCGTCGGGTCGAGCAACGTCGCCGACACGAAGCCCGGAGAGACGTTCACGCACGCGTTCACCGTTGGTCAGGAGCAGGCGCTCCTCGCCGGCGGCCACGTCGAGCGCGTGGACACCGCGAAGCCGAAGGCCAAGGCCTCTCCGCCAGCCGCCGACGCGACCAACGACAAGAAGAAGGAGGACTAGGCCATGGGCAAGCTCCTGCTCAACGCTCAGGTCATCATCAACTCGGTCGACCTGACCGACCACTGCTACAGCGTCACCGTCAATGGGCAGGCGGCAGACGAGGAGACGACCGGCATGGGCGCCCAGGGCAAGAGCCGGATGCCGGGGCTGAAGGACGAGTCGTTCGAGTTCGAGTGGCGGCAGGACTTCGCCGCCGGCAAGGTCGACGCGACCCTGCAGCCGCTCTATGCGGCCGGGACGGCCGTGTCGGTCGAGGTGCGGCCGGCGATCGCCGCACGCTCGGTGACGAACCCGGCGTACGTCGGCGCGACGTGCTACCTGCTCGACTACGACCCGATCGCCGGCCAGGTCGCGAAGACGCTGAACACGAAGTCCAAGTTCGTCGTCGACGGCCAGACCGCGGCGGTCCAGAGGCTCACGTCGTAGTGCCTGACGGCGCAATCAGCGTCAAAGGGCTGCGGGAGCTCAATAGCGCATTCGGGAAGATCTCCGCTGACCTCAGGTATGAGCTCAGGGGAGTTCTCGCCGAAGCTGGCGAGCCTGTGCGCACGCGAGCCGAGTCGCTCGCGCAGTCTGAGATCCGCAACATCGGTGACCACTGGTCGAGGATGCGCCTCGGCGTCACGACTTCTCTCGTCTACGTCGCGCCAATGTCGCGACGTAGACGAGGGGCGAAGTCGGCTCGGCCGAATCTTGCACCGCTGCTCATGGATCGGGCGATGCAGCCCGCGCTCGAGCAGGCGGCGCCCGAGGTGTACGGCCTGATCGACGTAATGCTCGGCCGTCTCTCAGACGAGAACGGCTTCTAACTCCGGACGGGGAGGCACACGATGGCGAAACTGAAAGAGTTGGTCGTGAAGATCGACGCGGACCCGCCGATCGGCGGCGCATACCATCTCGAGCCGCGCTCGGCGATCTTCTTCACAAACCGCGAGTTCCATCTGATCAAGGTCGAGACCGGACTTCGGCCCGCTGAGATTGACGGCGCCTACGCGAACCTCGACCCTGACGTCCTGGTTGCGTTCGCGCTCGTCGCTCTTCAGCGGGCCGGTCTTGATCGTGCCGAGGTGCGGCAGATCGTGTGGAACCTCGCACCCGAGGCGACGACAGTCGAGCAGGTCATCGACGAGGAAGCAGCCGAGGAGGAAGCGCAGCTCCCCCCGGAGAACGCGCTCGGAGAGCAGAGCTAGCCGAGCGCGACCGCGTGATCTTCTGGGAACGCTTCGAGGCGTTCATCGGGCCGCCGGCCGCGCGTCCGGAGACGTACTGGTTTCCCGCGCTCGGGCACTGGTGCCACCTTAGACCCGACGACCTTGCTGAGTTCGGCCCGAACGAGCTCATGGATTGCCTCGACTTCATCGACCGCAGCAGTTCCGGGTGAGGAGCACGCTGCGGGGCGCGCATTTCGTCCCGTCTCGTCCCGCAGCTTACTCGCCCCCTCTCTGAAAGGACGGCGGCATTGGCTAGACGACTGATAGTCGAGATCGTCGGCGACGCATCCTCATTGCAGCGTGCGCTCGGCGGCGCGGCCGGTTCGGCCAACACGTTCGGCGCGCGCATGTCGGCGGCCGGATCGAAAATCTCAGGCGTCGGCAAAACGATGACGCGCGACCTGACGCTGCCGATCGTCGGCCTCGGCGCGGTCGCGACGAAGGCCGCCATCGACTTCCAGAATTCGATGGAGCTCCTGCATACGCAGGCGGGTGTCTCGCAGAAGGCTGTTGAGTCGCTCTCCGGCTCGGTGTTGAAGATGGCCGGCTCGGTCGCTACCGCTCCGGACGAGCTTTCCAAGGGGCTCTACCACCTCGCCTCGCAGGGCCTCCGCGGCAAGCAGGCCCTCGACGCGCTCCGCACCTCCGCGGAAGGGGCGAAGCTCGGCGGCGCCGACCTTGAGGACGTCACGAATTCGCTCGGCGCCGTGATCGTTTCGCACATCAGCGGAATCAAGAGCTACGGCAGCGCAATGGGCCAGCTCAACGCGATCGTCGGCTCAGGCGACATGCGGATGCAGGACCTCGCCGACGCGATGGGTACCGGCCTTCCTGCCTCGGCGAAGATCGCCGGTGTCTCGCTCGACCAGGTCGGCGGCGCGCTCGCGACGTTGGGTGACAACAACATCCGCGGCGCAAGGGCTGGGACGCTGCTCAACTCGACGCTGCGGATCATGTCGGCACCGTCGATGGCGGCGGCGAAGGCGCTCGCCACGGTCGGGATCGGCGCAGACGAGCTCGGGAACAAGCTGCGCAGCGGCGGCCTCACCTCGGCGATTGCCGACCTGAAAGACAAGATGGACGCTGCGGGCCTTTCGGCTACGCAGCAGGGGATCGTGCTGACGCGAGCGTTCGGCGGCCGGCAGGCGACCGGCGTCAAGATCCTCCTCGACGAGTTCGACCGGCTGAAGACGAAGGTGAAAGAGGTCGGTGACGGCGGAAACCAGTTCGCGTCTGATTGGGAGTCGTACACGAAGACGACGGCGTACCACCTCGCGAGCATGGGCGCGCAGATGCAGGCGACCGGGGTCACGATCGGCGACGTTCTCCTGCCGATCGTTTCGCAGCTCGCCGACACAATCGGTGGCCTCGCCCAGAAGTTCGAGGACATCTCGCCGGGCGCCCGGAAGTTCATCCTCATCGGTGCGGGTGCGCTTGCCGCGCTTGGCCCGCTGGTGAGCATCGTCGGACATCTCACGAGCGCGATCGGCGGCCTCTCGACAGCGTTCTCGTTCCTCGCTGCGAATCCGGTCGTGCTCGTGATCGCCGCGATCGCCGCGTTCGCCGCCGCCGTTGCGGTCGCGGTCCTCTGGCCGGACAAGATGCGCGACGTGCTCGAGAAGATGGGCCTCTCAGCGCACGCCGCCGGCGAGGTCGTCGACGGTCTCCGTGACGTCTTCCAGGCCGTGAAGGACGCAGGCGAGGCGCTCGTTAACGCCGTCCATACCCACTGGTCGACGATCAGCGCTGTCATCAGCGGCGCCGTCGCCGTCGTGCGCTCGATCGTCGAAGGCGCAGTCTCGATGATCACGAGCCTGTGGGACACGTTCGGCGGGACGCTCACGAGCGCCGCCGAAACGTATTGGGG